TCCCCCTACGATCCATTTTGCCACTTGGGGACTGTTACCGCGCACCCCTATGCTCTTTGATTGTCTTACGAGCGTGGCACTCGGCGCAGATGCTTTGCAGGTTGCAGTAGTCATAGGCCTTACAGGTGCGTGCGTCGCCCGTGTACTTTGTAAAGCTGTCGATATGGTCTACATGCTCTGCCGCCTTAGTTCTGCCGGCGTTAAGGCAAACCTCGCAAAGAGGTGACCGGGCCAGCTTTAGCGCGCGAAGATCGCGCCAACGTTGAGTATTGTACACCTTCATTCTTTCCGCTCGCGAGAAGTCATTACTGGATTTCTTCCGATTTGGCTTGTAGATAGTCGGCATATTCTATTCTTTTTCGTTTACTCCGTTTGACTTTGCTATCGGTCGCGAGACGTCGGAACTCTTTCAGTATCGCAGCTTCAATGTCGCCGGCTCCGACGGCAAGCACTTTGTCTATTGCCGCGTGCAAATGCTCCTCCGCAAGCGATCCGTCCCTGATGGAGAGGTCAGCACGAAGACGGCCGTAAAGCCGTCCTATCCCGTTACTATCTTCCACCAACGCGCTCCTTTCGCCTGACAAGTTCCGCGGCCTTATCGGGGTCGAGATACCCGTCCCCGTTGTAAAGCCTATCTAAATATATGCGTGTTAGCGTCCGCACTATGGCGGAGCGGGAACAACCCAGCAACGCGCAGAGCTCGTCTATTCGCAGTAGGTCGTTTCCCCTTAGCCTTACGTCTATCCTGTCCCGCTGCGCCATGTTATAGTATTGAATCCAAAAACCTCTCGACCTTTTTATTAAAATGCCGCTCGGCCACAGCCTTTGCGTCTTCCAAGATTATCGAATCTGCAACTCGCTCTACCTTTGTGTCGTACCCATTGCTATTGAGGAAATATGTAGAATATCTTCCGTCGAACTTCTCAATCTCATACGCGATTTCACAGATGGATGTACAGAAAGTAGATTTAATTGTACATCCACAAACTTGTTCCCATTCGGGGAGCTTGTATTGTGGCTTCACCAGCCCCAAATCTGCCACGTCCTCTTCCCATACGTCACCCTCATAGTCATCAACGTACGGACAGAGCTGTACATCCTTTTCGCCGAAAAGGCCTACTACCTTCATCGGAAAGTCGCGCCCTTTTACGGTCACGGCGTCTCCGATTCGTAAATCTTGAATCTTCATAGTTGTTCTATTTGGGTTTCTATGTTTTTTCTGTATTCGAGCAACGCTTTTTTTACGATGCACATCGCCCCATCTCTTAATCTGACCTCCGAAAATCCGCACATATCCGGAATTACACACAAGATTGAGCTTGCCCTTAGAGCTTCCTGTACATTTTCAAGATCTGCTTGTAGCCATATGGCTTTCTGTATGTCTTCTATTTTCATCTTTTAGCATGTTTTATTTTTTTAGTTCCTCCGGGAACTCGTTAAACCTCCGTACAATCTCAGCGCATAAGGCGTTGGAGCTTTCCACGTCTCCCGTGTGGATGCACGTTCTTTTGTCCGTATTTTTTGACAGAGTGGATAAGACATGCTTGACTGTCTTTGCCACCGCTCCACATTACGACTACTTTCATTCCTTACCTCCTTTCAGCTCCGGATTGTCGTTGATAACCAATAAAAAGGAAGCCAAATTTCGTCATATCGGTAGCTCGTTATCAATGTTGTACGGTTGAATGTTGTTCAAAGGATCCTCCGTTGGCCGAGCGGCATACGCATAGTCTTTGAATGTTGTACGGCTTGCGTCGAACGAACAAATAAATTTTAGCGTGCCCGTGTTGCGCCCCTTGCACAAGTCGATTAAGGCGGTTCCCGCCGTTGGGTAATGTGCGAAGTCGCCGGAGTATAGTTTCCCGTAAACTTCTGGCCTGTAAATCAAAATAACCATGTCGGCGGCCTCGGCTATTTGCCCGCTATCTCGCAATCTCGACATACTGGGTTCCGGGCGTTCCCTGTCCCTACTAAGCTGCGATAGAGCGATAACCCATATGCCCAACTCTTTTGCAAGGTTTTTCAGGCGTCGCGCCGCGTCCGCCATCGCGCCCTCCCGATTTCCCTTATATCCTACATTGAGTATCTGCAAGTAATCGACAATAGCCCCCGATATTCCGTATTTCAGTTTTAGCTGTCGAACGCTTTGTATTATAGCGTCTATGCTCATCGTGCTACTGTCATCGAAATAGACGCTATATGCGTTCATGCCATACGTCCTGTCCGATAGCGTGCCTATTTCCTCCGGTGACAACTTACCGTACATGATGCGGCTACTCGGTATGCCGCTCTCTGAACTCATCATCCTTGCCACAATCTGCGCTCCGCTCATCTCCATAGAGTACATGGCTATTTTACCGCCCGTACGTGCTATGTTTATCACAAAAGACGTTGCAAGGCTCGTCTTCCCCTGACTGCTTTCCGCCGCTATTACGACCAAGTCGCCTGCGTGAAGCCCGCCCGTTTTTCTGTCAAGCTCCGTTAGCCCCGTAGGTGTTCCACGGGGGCCGCTATCTTTCGCGTTCATGGAAACAACGTCTAACACCTCTTTTAGCAGGTCGGGTAACGTCTTTACGTCCGTTCTTTCAGACTTAACCACGGCGGATATTCTTTCAGGCACAGAGCTTATAAAATCGGATATATCCGTCTGCATATCTTCGGCGTTTTTGGCCAGCTCTATAGCGAAAGAGATCATATCCCGTCTCCGCTTCATTTCAGCAAGCGCATACGCATCTTGGTGGAGCGTTGGGTCGTTTGCATTTATGACCATCTTCGTCACCTCCGAAACGTCCATCTTTTTTTGCGCGACAATACGGCCAACGCTAATCAGGTCTATTTTCTCGCCACGCTCGCCTATGCCTTTTATGATATTCCAAAGCGCGGAGGTCACAGGATGCACGAAGCAGCCATCACTGATAACGTGCTTTAGCTGATGATACGCCCCGCCGAACGTTATAAGGCCTCCGATAACAACCTCCTCCGTCAGCTTGTCATCCGGTGACTTCACCGTAATACCTACTTCCATATCAAAAACATGTTCTATTTGCCGTTTTTCGCGCTTTAACCACAAGGTGGCACCGTATATCATTTTTCAGGCAATCGCGTCGTTTTACCGCATTTCCGTTCGTCATAGCCTATTTTCTGCTTGTGTTTCGGTACCTCAACCAGTTTAGCACGGTCAGGTAGACCGTCTGATATTTTTTCTCAACTCCTCTCGTGTTCGCCATAGCCTGCAATACTTCTCCTATCTCCCGTACCGTGTACTCGCCTCTTAACTTGTCGTACTGCGGTTCTGTCATTTGCTTTTTTATTTTTCGCAGCTCAGGGATATTTTCATCGATCCATTCGTCCAACTTCTCGAATGGCGTTTTTTCAAAAGGGGGACTACAGGGGGTATTATTATATTCTTCTTTCTTCTTATTATATTGACCCTGCCCACAACCCTGCCCTTTGGTCTGCCCGTAACCCTGCCCCTGTTTATTTTCTTCTCCCTCGGAACTTACTTTATTACAGCTTGTTACGGCCTCTTTTGGGTCTGCCCTTTGGTCTGCCCTTTGGTCTGCCCGTAACCCTGCCCACGGGTTGCCCTTTTTATTTTCTTCGTCCTCGCAACTTTGTGTATTACAGTTTGTTACGCCGTCTTTTTGGTCTGCCCTTTTATGGCTTTTCGTGCCCACCTTTTCCGATTGATATTCCGCCCATTTTTTGACGGTTATGAGTAGCCCACACCCACTCAACGCCTTAGCCTCCAAAAAATCATGACGTTTCAGGAACTCAACCGCCGCACGGACTTTTTTGTAGCTACAACCTTTGCCCGCCACCTCGGCTATTTCCTGATAGGTGGTAACTATTTGCCCCTCGCTCTTTGCTATTTTCCCGCGCAAATAGCCGTCCGATTTGTCCGGAGAGGCAAGCAGAAGAATCGACACAAGCACGGCTTTTTGCTCTGCCGTAGATTGCTCCCAAACGCTTGTGCCGATTATCTTCCTGTGTAATTTTATCCACCCGTTTTGCAACGCCATATACGCATTTTTATGGGCTGTTTACCGCTTTACAATAGCAATCGATTGACCTATGCAATCGCGAATTTCAGTTGATATTTTGACTGCCGCGTCAATCAAGTCTTCTACCACTATAGGGTAAAAGTCGCTTACGGCTTTATCCGCCGAAATATCATCTAATTTGTCTGACAGTATTTCGGCCGCCTCGAGCGCGTCCAAAAGGCACTTCGGTATTAAACACTCCCGTTTCTCCCGCTCTTCCTTTTCCTTGTTGTAATGACCGGGGTTGTACGTAGTTTTCTCGCCATTGGGCATTTCGTGGATAGTCCCGTTAAATGTTTGCTCGTCCATTTTGATTGTCTTTTTTTATTGTTATTATACTATTCTGTTTTTCTCAATATATTCTTCAATACTTTTTAGACTGTACAGGTATTTATTTCCTATGCGGCTAATAGCTATTTCACCGCTTTGCCTAATGTTTGCCAGCACGTTTTTTCCGACACCTATATACTCCATAGCCTCCGCGCTTGTCAGCCATCTTTTTTCTATAGGTTTTACGTTTTTGCCCTTTATTTTACCCATCTTCTGCGCTTAATTTTTTCTATACTTTTTAGTGGCTGTAAAACATGTTTTTGGAGTATTTTTGCGTTGTCGTGCTTGCTTATTCCGAGTATGAGCGCAAGGCCGTCGATAGTCATAAACAAACCTTCAAAGCCATTATCATTTACACCGTCATATGAAACCACCTTAAATCTGGCGGTATGGTTCTCTATGAAGAATTTCATAGTTTCGGGGTCTTGCAGGTCTAAACACCTCGCTATATCATCGTACAAAAAGTAGAAACCTCTTTTTGCCCGAAACACAATAAGGCTTCCGAGTTTTGGGATAATAATTCCGCGCCAAGCTATTGCACTATTCATACAGCCTCCTTTTTTATTGTCATTCTATTTGCCGATCTGTCTACAACTGTAGAAATTCGGAAGCCGCCCAGCTTGCCGTCCACCGCGCCAACGTAGCTACAGGTGGATTGTGCATTTTTGATAAACCTCTCCGTCGGTGCGGGGATCGTTATCTCCGACCCAACGGGTATGCCCCTGACGTCATCCGCCGTCAAAGCCCTGTTTTTTTTCTTGTCATCCATATGTTTATTTGTTTGCACAAGAAAATCCGTATATTAGCGGTGAAGTATACGCTAAGAGGCTAAAAACCCCTGACGGCTATCCTTGTGTCTGTTTGTTTGTCTATGCAAATGTAGAACAGATTCTACATATAAGCAAGTATTTGTAGCTATTTCGCTACAATTTACAATTATTTTTTTTACAACGTCTAAACTGCTTGATATGAGCGCATTAAGTAAAAGGTTAAAAAGTATTGCCATCTCATCCGGTATCACGGTTAGAGAGTTTGAACGCAGGATCGGGGTTTCAAACGGCTATGTTTCGAGAATTGGAGCCGAGATAGGGGCCAATAAATTAGAATCAATACTAAGGGAATTTCCATACATTGATAGAAATTGGCTACTCACTGGCGAGGGGTCTATGACCATATCAGGAAATAGAGCCGCGAACGTTTCCCAAAATAGCGGGAGAATTGATATGGGAGACAGGGGAAACACCACCACTACAAACAACTATTACTATTACGGTGGGTGCCCCGAATCAGGAAATAATGAGCGGCCGAAAATAACAGTAGAGACTTGCGGGCGGCCGTATTATGACGTTGATTTCGTTGGCGGCTTCGACCTTGTGCTCAACGACCAAACCGTTACACCAACATATAATATAGATTTCGCCCCGTACAATAAAGACGGGGTAATATGGTGCAATATAACCGGCAGATCAATGGAGCCGGAAATCGGGAGCGGGGATATAATTGCCATCAAAGAGGTGCACGATTGGCAGCAGTATCTCAACTACGGCGAGATATACGCTATCGTGACGGGTAATGACCTTCGCACCGTCAAGCGTGTGCGCAAGAGTGAAAGAGCGGATTCCGTTCTTCTTGTTCCCACCAACCCCGACTACGACACACAAGAAATAGAGAAATCAGTAATACACCGCGTATTTAGCGTGCTCGGCTGCCTAAAGAGGTTCTAACATTTGTATGTACATAAACAAAAGCGATGAAAAAAGCATTACTTTTTACCGTTGCGGCCATAGCACTATCAGGCTGCAAAATCTGGGTAAACCCGTACAACATAACAGCCGGCATGGAGCTTGAGAGTGTGCTTGTGGACGGGGCACAAGCCGAAGGGGAGTACGACACGGAAGCGATGACCTTTCATGACGGGACATTGTCAATCGATTGGGGGCAAGGGCTACAGCAATTCGATTTCGAGCTGCACAACAAGACGGAAGGTACAATAAGAATAAACTGGGAGAAGTCCACCTATGTAGATATAACGGGAGAGGCTAAGAGGGTCATCCACAAAGGCGTTAAATTTGTAGACATGAACAAAACTATACCGTCATCGAACATAGCCCCAAAGACAAAGCTGACGGATATCGTTCTGCCGGCCGATTACGTAGTATACTCTTACGGTTGGAGCCAAAAGAATATCCTTTCGTACAACTTTGCAAATACAAAGGTTGCTATGGAACAATGGTGCCTTGTAAAAGGTAAAAAGATACAGATAATACTTGCAATAGAGGACAAACAAACAACGCACGAATATGCGTTCACATTTGTTATAAACAAAAGGGTGTTTCGCGATTTGAGGGCGGAAAAGATACTCGACTTAGAAGATGGCTGTTGAGGTCACATAATCTATAACCTTCCTATTAGCTTCGTCAATTTTGGCGAGGCTTCTTTTTATGTAGATGGCCGTGGTTGCGTTGGTGGTGCTATGCCCCAAGGCCTGCGAAATAATGTCATCCGGCACGTCGCATTCGGCCGCTATGGTCGCCCACGTATGACGCGCCCAATATATCGACAGCTCCCCGAACAAGGGCGTAAATATCTTTTTTCCGCCGCGCCCGCGACGCTCCATGCCGCCGATACGCCTTAGCTCTTTGTTTTGGGCGCGCACGAAATTTTTATATTGCATTTGCTCCCCAATGTTGAGAAGCAGCTTTGAGCCTTTATATTTATCTATGATGGCCTGCGCCTCCGGTTCAACGCGTATACTATACAGCTTTCCGGTCTTCGCCCTGTAATACTCGATACGACCGCCGCGAATGCCTTGTAGCGCATACATATCCACAGGGTTTATTCCTACAAGGTAAAAGGACAAAAGAAACATGTCCCTGTAGCGTTCTTGGTGCGGCTCTACCTCAACCGTCATCAGCTTAGCAAGCTCCGACACGGTAAGGCTTCGTTTGATGGTTTCTTGCTTGGCGATTCGGAACTTCCGAAACGGGTACAAGTCCGTCAAGCCCTCATCAATCGCGTAATTGAATATCGCGCGAATATCGCGCATATACCGCCCGCGGGTGTTTATCATATTGCCTTGTGCCGCCATCCATTTGTCGAAAGATTTAAGCCAAGACGGGGTAATACTGCCGAAAGACGCTGACGGGTCGAATGCCCGAACCTTTGCAATTGTTTCTTTGTAGCAGTCCGCCGTAGACTTCTTTGTCTTTATGCCCGCGAAGAACCCGGCACATTCGAAGAAGCCCGCCCCGCTTCGCATCCCTTTTGACTTCGCGCCGCCGGTGATGCGGTCTTTTATGTCTGCCGCGGACATATGCATGATTTCTCCGCTTGTCTCGAGCGACAGTATCACTTTTTCCGCGGCGGCAAGCTTTGCGCGTATAACGCCGCGCTTTATCGCCGCGTTCGGCTCTCGTTGCGCTATTTGCCCGCCATCGTAGTTCTCCGGAAGAACCGATATCCCTGTGGATATATGCGTTTGTTCCGTCCTCCCGTATCGGGTGTGGGTAACTACCATCTTGACGGTACATGTGCCGTCCTTTTTGGGAGTCCTCGAGTCGATATATAGGATTACGCTTGCCATCTTCTCATATATTTCTCATATATTTCTCATAGCAAAAGTAGAAAAAAAGGCTCTAAAAGGCTCTAAAAGGCAAGTACCGATTACAAAAAAAGGCACGAAAAAAGGGAGATAGACGTATCTAACTCCCTGATTTCCAAACTGTCGGGGTGGCGGGATTCGAACTCGCGACCCCCTGCTCCCAAAGCAGGTGTATTTATTTTATATTTCATTCTGTTTCAGATATATTCAAGGGGTATCAAAAAAAATCTCATATATTTCTCATAGTAAAGAAATTCCGCATAAAATTGATTTTGTTGCGTGGGTTCGTGGCAAAAGAAACCCCGCCGATGATTTTTTTTCGCCGGCGGGGTGGTGTCAATAAAACAAAACTACGAGGGGCGCACGGTGGCTTAGCGTAGCTCAAGCTTTATTTCAAGCCCCAGAGCCTCGCATAATCTATTCAGCATGTCGATCGACATGCTTCTTTTGCCCTCTTCAAGGTCTTTAAGGTACCCGTAATGGATACCCGTATCTTTGCTAACACGGTATCTTGTAATACCGAGTTTTTTTCGGCGCTCCTGTAGTACCTCGCCGATTTTTTGCTCTATACTTTTTGCACCCATCTATCTACCTCCACCCAGTCAAATTCCGGGTATGTTTTTTTATTTTCAAATACGGTAACTTCTATAGCCTCCAGCCCGTCGCGGACGGGGAAGCACTGATCAATCAACGGTCTGAACTCGTCGATAGAGTTCGCCGATAGAGCCGTTGTCTGCCTGCGGCCGATGACACCCTTTGGGGTCTTGGCCACAAGGCTGATTTCCGCCCGAAAGCGGTGCTTGGGAGACCTTAAACTATTGCTATTTGCCATGATTGTAATTGTTTGTGCCCCGCGCGAGGCGGGGCGGGTTAGTTAATTAAAAGGGGCTTTCTTCGTTCTCAATTGCTTGCTCGAGCGTGAAATCACACTTCGGATACTCTGCGACTCCGAGGCCGGTACGGAGGTCAATGTAGAAACTCTTTTCATCCTCTGTTATAACTGCGTGAGGGAATCCTGCGATCGTTGCGTTTACTGTTTTCATTTCGTTTTTGTTTTTGATTGTTAGTGTTATCGTTTTCTTACACTGCAAATATATGCACTATATTTCATATATGCACCATCTTTTTCATTGAATTTATCTATCATAATAATAGATGGCGTCTATATCGTTTTCGTAAGTACTTTGTTCGCAACAACTTACGAGAAAAACGTACGAAAAAATAGTTTTCATTCGGGCATAAAAAAGAGGCTCATCTTGCGATAAACCTCTTTTGACTTGACGCGCAACCGCTCAAAAATGGCGGCAGTTTCGTCTTTTTGTCGTTTGAACTCACGTTCGTTGCGAACGACTTCCATCAGTTTTAATTCCTGTATGGTGCAATTCGTGTCGGGACTTACCGCTTTCGCGACAAAAACGCTTTCACGTCTCTTTTTAATTCCTGTGTGGTGCAATTACTTACAAAAGTGGTAATTAGCATCCCGACACGACAAAGGTATACAACATTGCCGAATGAACAAATTTTTCTCACAAAAAAAAGAAGCGGCCATCTTCCCAGACAGCCGCCTCCCCAACCACAAAAACAAAGAACTTATAACTCACACCGGGCGTAGGGGTGGAGCGTGAGCTTGACACCCATACAGGTCACAAACTCATAGCCACCTCGCCCGTGGGTGTGCATGATCTCCGAGCAAATCTCCATGTTGTCGAGTTCCTCCTGAATCTTTTTCTTCAACGCTTCGACCTGCCGCGGCGTGATGCCCTTTCCGTTTGCATGCTCATACATTACGCCGTGGATAGCGTTCTGCATTTCGTTTGACGCTCCTGTGGACGACACAAGTCCGTAGAATTTTACTTCTTCTCTTTTCTTCATCTTTTCGTTATATTAAGTTAAACAATAGGTATCGCGTGTTTCAAATGGAAACTTTTCACCACATTTGTAGCGCGAACAAGAATTTGGTTGTCACCTCCTTTCAGAAACAGCTGACAGCCAACAAGAAACCCCGGCGGTAGGACGTTGGGGTTTTCCTTTGTTCCTACGCAAAGGAAAAACAGAGGCCATATGGCCAAAAAGGAAAGGAGGTGTAATCAATGACTGAACCTTGTTCGCAAAGCGGGGGAGCCGGGAAACTGGTATTTTGCCGTTTCATTCGCAAGAATGGAAAGAAAATATACCCGAAGAACGGTCGCGTATTTCGCTTTTACGTGAAGCGTAAATCTGCGTAACCCCCCGTAGAGGGGTGTCCTACCACCCCTCTTATTTTAACCCTCTTAGCCGCCACGCTGCCCATATCCCGATAGCTCCGAGTGCCACCCAAAAGCCAACAATCTGCCGATGTTGCCACGGCGTTAGTCTGTTTACCTCTCTTACCACCTCCACGGCGTAGGGCACGCTGTCCACGCGCGTAAAGCTGTCGATTCGAAGCTGCCACCGTTCCCTCCACTTGATTACCTCCTTGAAGACCGTATCCCCGGCCATGTACATGGCCACCGTGTCACGGTTGTACACGCTATCGATGCGGACAACGTCCCGGTACTCCGTCTTCACCTTGTCCACAAAGACCGTTTCGACACGGGCGCGGCACGAAGTCAGGAAGAATAAGGCTGCCGTCATGGCGATAGCTCCGAGCAAGCACAAGACGAACGTCTTATGCTGCTTTCTCCGGGCTGATTGCGCTTCCTTGCGCTCAAGCTCCTTTTTCTCAAATGCTCTCATAGTCCGATCTCCTTTAGCCAGCGAGGAACATCGAAAGACGGGCAAGCCTTTGCCGCCAGCTGATTATGCCCTACTATCTCCACGTCAGGGTGCTTCTTGTGGAAGTCAAGAACATACTTTTTCAACGCCTCGCGCTGTGCAGCCGTACGAGTGTCGCGCGGAATGTTTTGGCGCGTAACGCCACCCACGTAGACCACATGGCGGCTAACCCTGTTATACCCTGCCGCTCCGTTTGTAATCTCCCACGGGTCTACGTTCGCATCTTCGTTGTTAGCCACAAGACGCTCTACTCTCCCGTCCAAGTGGATCATGTCCGTATATCCGACCTGCTTCCACCCTCTTCCGCCTTTATTCAATGGTGCAGTGTGCCATCGGCGGATTTCATCGCTTGACACCTCCCGGCCCTCAGGCGTGGCCGTGCAGTGTATTACCAAATACTTTAGCTTCATGTCTATTCCTCTTCTTTATAGGTTCCTAACTTCGGCTCTCTTTCAAGGCACGACGTTTTCAGGCAGATATGCCGCTGTGCAAACATTTTCGCCTTAATGGTGCGCTCCATGCCGTCTAATCTTCGCTGGTTCTCTTTCCGCTCGTATTCTGCTACTTTAGCGTCCCGTTCAAGTTTTTCCACGCGCACGGAAAGCTCCATATTGGCAAGCACTTCTTTATAATACTTGCCCTGCACTTCTACCAGCTTCCCCATCGTTTCCTCGTACAGGTTTGCCACCTTGTCGGAGACGTTGGTAACGCTCTCTACAGTATTGGAAGACGCAGTAATGGCATCGGAATCTTTCTGTGCCTTTTCTTGTCGCCTGTATCGGATAGTCATTATAGCCGTCCCGAGCAAGCCGAGTATCCCCGACCCTATAAGGCTGAGGACAATGTTTGTCCAGAGTGTGAACTGCTCCATTATATCGTGCTTATTTGAAATATCAACATATTACTACGAGTCCCTTTGCGGCACATACACAAAGAGCGGGCGGGGATTCTATTCAGTGTAGTCAGGGGAGTACAACCGGTAACTCCAATAGTCTGCTGAAAATTATTTTGGACATAACACATGAACCCCTCCGGCAAAGAGCTTGGGAAGTCCATTGTGGCCGTTCTACTGCTTCCGTTATATTCTATCCACCCCATCTTGTCTGTGACAGTAAAAGTAGAGGAGGACTGCTTTGAAGTCGGAACGACGAGGCCATTGTACTGAATTGTCCAGGGAGCCTGTCCTCTTACTTGCCGTGTAGCTCCCCAAATAGTGTCTGCCTCATAGGGAGAAATGCGAGCGTCAAAAGCTGAAACATCTAATAATATCCACCTATAACCGCTTGAAAAAGAAACAGCTTGAAATGTTATCGAAAGGGATTGATTACAGTCTATTTCGGACAAAGCACGGAACTTGTTAAGTCCCGTGACATTCTGATTAATTCTATATCCCCTGCAGCCGGAGAATCCGGGAGCTTGTGAGTCATATACAAAGTTGTTAAACGGCATACTCCCACCCGCCAAAATCCCCACTGTGTTTGGGCTTTTTGTTGTGTGTATATAGATGCTATCATGGAACTGTGCACAGTAGTTCAACGGCTCAGCTAATCGCGCAATGGTTATTTGCCTGTCCACGAATTTCTCCGGGCATGGCAGGATAATCGGCAGCTCGGAGGATATCAGTCTGATGGTGCTGCACACACCCGGCCCCTTTCCTACTGCCTGCCGCTCTATTTCTCCGAGCACCTGCAGGTACTGTTGCTGAGTGGACACCAAAATGGATGGCGTATCGATTCCGAAGTTGTTAACAAGATCTTGGATCGCCTCGCCATGCTCTTCCAAGTACATCCCGTGGGCGGTGAGCTGCTGCCCGTGAGCGCTCAGGGTGCCACCATGCTGACCTATCTGATTCGTATGTTGACTAATCTGGGTAGTGTGAGAAGAAATGCTTTGACCGTGAGCACTCAATGTATTCCCGTGAGCATTTACACTACCTTGGAGATTGTTGATTGAAGCATTGTGAGCATTTACACTACCTTGGAGATTGTTGATTGAAGCATTGTGTGCATTTACGCTGCCTTGGAGATTATCAATCTTTCCTGAGTGTTGATTGATTTGAGTAGTGTGCTGACCGAGGGTGATATTATGTGCATTTACACTGCCCTGGAGGTTGCCGATAGAAGCATGATCTCCCTCCAACATAGCCAATTGCTCAGGACTAAATGTCCCTGTTTCTCCTTGAGGCCCTTGCAGATTGACAGGAGCGTCTGAGTTTATCTGCAAACTCGTACCTATCCACGTCAGGCTTGGCTTCAGGTTTGACTCCGAGGGCATGAAGGTTAGAGGGGGATTATCTATCTTACCTTCATATAAGCATACCCAATCCACATCTACAGACCCAAAGTCGCCGCCATTTCCCGAGGCGGAGTTGGCATACAATCTAATACTATCAATCGAAATACCGTAACGAAGATTCGGATAATAAACAGATACGTTCTCCCCTTCAGCAAGAGGGCCCATAGCAAACTGACCAGCCATGTAGGGATATATCCTACAGGTCGGTGTTTTCTTTGTGAACTTATACTTAATAACGCAAGTGTAGTACTTGTCTACACCTGCAGTCCCGACGAGCGTTTTGTCCAAGTCCCATTTCGCAATCATGTAAGGAGTATTGTTATTCCCTACGACCGAAACGGGAACACTCTCTTTTACAAGGTTTATTTGCGCTGAATATCCGTCTTTTCCTCTGTCCGCCTCCGCTTCGATTCTCGTATAAGAATCAAGAGCTTCTATATACTTCTTATGAGGCTTTCCGTTTGTTGCAGCCTCCCCGATAAGGTTCAGATATTGCTCATCGGTTTGATTGCTTCCTGAGATGAAGCTATTACAAGCATTCCTTAAAGCCTCTTCAGCGCCTTTATAGTTTGTAAATACATTGAGGAATTGAGACGCAAGGGATCGGGGGCAAATAGGACTTATCTTTAAGTACCTGGCCTCTATTTCCTTTCTTTTCTTTGTGATATTATCAAGAAGTGATGAAGCTTTAGCCGAGTTTTTTGTAACAACTGAGGAGGATAGTATATTAAGGTTCACCTTTTCTTCTACATCCTCAGGAGCAGGAGACCATGCTGTAGCGACATTTCCGGCTTCTATCTTTATATCCTCCCAAGTAGTTGTATAGTCTTGGGTGTCTTGGTAACCGTCTGAGGAATAGAAAAGCACCCCGGTTACCGGGTCTGTAAGTACTATTGTTTGTGACTGCGGTTTGTCGGATTTGTCGAAGAAAAATGACTCATGGTATCCATCCGGCTTTCTAAATATCACACGCAACTGCCCATCGAAATTGGAGGTTATCTTCCCAACTGAAACAGTTACGGTTGTCCCTGCCTTTATAGTCTCAGAGGGTTTGAGTTCTGCAAACTTTCGAGGAACTACAACCCTCTTACTTTTTTTCAAGAGGTTTACTCCTCCCACCGTTATATCGTCCAATGAGATATAACGAGGATTCCTCCAGTGGGCCCAGTTGAAGACCTCGGAGTCCATAATAGCAGACACTACAGACCCCTTCCTCCAAACATTACCGGAGACCACATAGTCCTGCTCTAATGTCCAAAAGTCATCTTTCCCATACGATGTTGGCTTCGACGAATAGTGCGACACCTTGCCGTCCACAGCCCCATGAAGTGCTGCTATCTCAGCGAGCAAAGCAGCTTCCCCCCCATCCGCGACGACCACCCACTTAAACACGTTGGGGCTTGCCTCCAGCCACTTCCAAGAATAGCCTGCTTCGGTTCCGTCCTCCTTGGGGCGCAAGTCCGTAAAGGTGTCGTTTATATGCCGTTTCTTGGCCTCCGGGGTTGTCCATTCGTTGGCGGGGTAATTGGCATCTGTAGGGATATACTCCCCATTATAATGGCTTACTTCCTTATCTATCTGCTTCTGCATTTCGTCCATGCGCGCTGCCTGCTCTATAAGGGACTGATTGAGCGGAGCGATAGCCTCGTTCGTGTGTTGGTTGGCTTGTGCCAGCGTGGAGGCGGAAAGCTGATTGGCGTGCTGGTTCGCCTGATTGAGGATGTCCTGCAGTCCCGCGATAGCACCTTGATTCACCCGATCCGTCAACGACTTCTGCGACAGGGCTATGGATTCCGCGTAGTGCCCGAGCATGGTCTTTAGCTCGGTTACCTTTTCTTGCACGGCCACATCATCCCATTTCTTGTCTCGCAGCAACGCCTTTAGCGCGGTCATAGCCGCGTTTACCTTGCCCCTGAAACCCAACATCAACGCCTTTAGCTCCGCGCTCAATAGAGCGTGGTCTTTCAATGCGTCTTCCTGCTTGTTGAGCTGGGCTATCTGCGAGTTATGAGAGGCAATAAACTGCTGGGAGCCGGTAAGAGTCAAGGTCGATGCCGTCACGTTTGTGAAGTCATTGGCGGCACTTACACCTGCGCCAATGGCCGTGTTCACGTCTTGCATCATACGAAGCAACTTCTTCGCTTGCTTGGGCGTCAAATGGACGGCTTTATCACTATCCTTGAAAGACGTTAACGTTTTCACATTCGCCAGCTTGTCATGGTCGCCGACGGGTGCGGGCAACGGTGCTCCGCCCTCAACGGTGATGCTTACACCTTTCCCACCTTTTCCGCGTGCCCGTTTCGGCACCCTTGCCCTCACAAGGCTGTATTTATTTTGTCCTGCCATATATCAGTCCTCTATTTCTATTTCCGTAGCCGTGTATTTATCCTTTTCCACTTCTACCATATCCAAATCACTTCGAGCCATTCGGCAGTCCTCCGATTCACCCGTCACCAAATATCGCTTACCTTCCTCCAACCGAGGAAAAAGCCCCCTCGATGGGTCGTAGGTGCCATGTATGCGATTATGCCGCTTACTGTACGCTGTAAACACAGAATTGAGATACAGCTGCTCCAGCGTTCCGCCATGCTTGCCGCGGCGGAATCGGTGGCTAAGACGTCCGCCGTTCGCGTCTGTCAGCAACGAAAGTGAATTTGGTAGCGCAAGCTTGTCGCTCGTAAACATCAGTGTTTCGGTATATTCTTCGTTTGCATCAGGATCCAGCCACGCTTTCAGCACAAGGTCTTCGTCGGACGGGGCGGAGCCGTCTTTGTTCAGTAGAGACACGTCCAGCCCACGCATCGCAAACGTCCTGAAAAAATGCGGCAACGGGTCGCCCGACAAGTCCGTTACGTCTCCGAAGCCGAGCTGGAAAAACGGCCGATTCATGATACAAACCTCCAGCTTCACGCCCTTTGGGGGAAGCGGAAATACGAATCGATTGTTATACACATCATCTCCGCCGTCAGAAAAAAACCACCCGGAAGATTTTTCTTCGATAGGGTTCCACCCGGCGATGTCAAACCCGTCTTTTAAGGACGATCCGAATTGGAGTACAGCGAATTGACGCGGCCCCTGCTGCGTATTGGTGCTTATCTCCTCCCAAACCTGCTCGTTATCCAAAAACAGGTAGTCCAACCAGTTATCTGCGTTTTCCCCGTGCTGTCGGCTGCATAATATCATAAGCCTGTTACCTGCTTCGTCACAGGCGTATATTTTTGCGATAAGCCGTAACACCTTTGCCTTTCCGTTAAACTGTTTCATCAACCATTCGTAGTCTGCCGCTCCGCTATGATGCACATTGTCCTTCGTGTACGGCTGATACATACTGTAGTTGATGGAAAACATAACTTCCAATGAAAGACCGAGGCGGAAATTATCCATTATCTCTTTCGTCCGCACAGGCAGGTTGATGTTCGCGGCTCTGTAACAACAGTTTGTGTCGCTTAGCTGCGTTGCGGGCGTCTGCATGATAACCTTTGCACGCGGGAGGTGATCCGGTATGGAGAAAGGTGCGTACGCACATTGCGGCTTCAATATCGGCGTCTTACCCATCCAAACCATCACACCCCGTTCTTTGCTGCCGACTGTCACCGGAAGCGTATTAAACAGGTAGGATCCGTAATCGTGAGATATTGCCCACTCGGGGGCGCCCGGATTGATTTTTTTGAGGGAGATATTATATCCTACATAGCTGCCTGCCGTGTTGATATTCGGCACTGCGCACGTATAGTCCGGCTCCTTGATTCGCTTGATTCCGTCACCGGCGGGCATCAGCTCCGACCGTTCTTCCAGCGATACGGTTATCTCCGCGTTGTTATATACACGGTCTACCCCCAATACGGCGTCCGCACCCTTAGCCTTTAGGGGCTTTGTTATCCACCTGCTTACCCCGTGTATATCGTATATCTGTATACGCCCGTTCCGCTGCTCCACACGCAAGGTAAAAGGACGGAGCACGGCGGCCAGAACCTCCAGCTCGTCCATTTCATTGTCGCCGTCGGCGTGGAACTTGTCCAGATTGACGTACGTTTTTTCTAAACAGCCGGCTCCCCAACCGAGCGTAAACGACTGCAAGCTCGATACGCTTGTCTCCGCGCTATGCCAAGATCGAAGCACATGTACCGTCTCCGGGGTCAGTTCCTGCTCCTCTCCCGCCTGTACAAGTGCACCCTTTCGTATTTGTAGCGTGTCTTGTATTTGTTGCTGCCACGGGTTATTGGGGTCGAACACACCCGGAGCATCAGGATCGTAGGGGTCGGGGGTCGGGTTGGGGTATGATGGGTTGGGCGTCGGCGGTACGTCGGGTGGGTTGTCGATAAACACCGTGGACGCACTGATCTGCGACGGCACGATGGACGCCAACCGCGTAGAACAATTAAACACGATTTCAGGACGCGGAATATCCGCTATCCAGTCACACTGGAAAGATGGGCGGAAAGCGTCCGACACGATGGCACGCACCAAATCCGCCACGCTCATACGCCCACGAAGTCGAAACTTCGTACGCTCCAGCACGGCAAGGTCGTTGAATGTCAGCTCTGTTATGTAGTTCTCTTTGTAGCTGTACGGCTCTTCGTACTGCTCCGGCTCAATGCTGCCTATCCAATACAGCCTTTTGTTCCGATACACGGCCAAGAAAACATCGCGCCCTCCGGAGCTGTACAGGTCGATAAAACGCCTGTCCGTGTCGCTCAACACGCGCAACGTCGCACGGGAGCGCACGATAGGGTCGAAAAGCTCATCGCCTCGCCATTCTATGACCAGCGGATTCTCATAAGCAAGCCGAATCGGGGCGGCGGAGCCTCCTGCGGCCAGTATGTCCACCTGCCACTTTCCACCCGCCAAATCGGCGAAATAGCCACGGTATTTGCAGCTATTCAAAGAGATATGATCGATTGCCATCTTACGTCCTCTTATTCCTCCGTCCTTGCTTTTCCAAAGCCACCACCAGCTTATTCATATCCATAGTAATGCGCCCGCCAACGATAATAGGTTCAACGGCTATATTATTGCGCGCCTCCATCAGCCGGAGCGCGGTCTTTTGTTGTTGTTCGTTCAGTATCGCCTCCCCGGAGTTCACGCGCGCTATCAGCTTATCCCCGTAGTAACTCATACCACCGACTATTCCACCGTTGGCGAACTTCGGGATATTGGCCAGTGCCGCAAGTACGGACGCGACCGCCGCGACCGCCAAGATTGGGCCGACAAAAGGTATTCCCGCGACCGCAGAAGCCGCACCCGTTGCGGCGGCTTCTGCGTTGGCTCCCGCCTCCGCTTTCTTTGCTGTAACAAGGGCGGATATAGCCGGTATAGCCGCCCCGATTGCGCTAATAACGTTACCGCCCCACTGAAGCCAAGACCCCGCATTGCCGCCGATTATCTGTGACAGAGACCCGAACGTGTTTCCAACCGCGCCAAGGCTTTCTATCATATCTTCGTTCTCTTTGCGAGCTTGTTCGATCGCCTTTCTGTACCTATCTACCGCCGATTCCGCTTCTTTCCCGCCACCTTTGAGCGAGCGCGACGGCTTGACGTTGAGCGCGTAACCATCGCCGACGGAACTGTGCCTTTTTTGCAGCTCTTCAAGTTCGCCCTTTAGCTTCTTGAACTTCTCCAAGTCCCCGGCGTTGAGGGCGAGCTGTATTTGTATCTGCTTATTTTCGATAAGCGTCTCAATAGCGGTGCGGAGCTGCAAGGCGTTTACAATAGTCGCTTTCAGCTCCACTGGCTTAGACGCGACTGCTTCCCCCGCTCTCTCCACGGCGTCCGGATAGTCTATTTCGAGCTTCATCTCCCGGACTGATTCCTCTATGGACTTTATGTCCGCGTCTATAGTCTGACGGGCTTCTGCCGTTGTGGCTTTAGTTAGCCTCTCCCGAAGCTCTTTTATATGCTTTTCCGCGTCCGCGATGCTCCCACGTGGCAGTATTTCCTCTTTCTTGCCACCCTCTTTCGCGGCCTCCTTTTCTATTTTGTTCTCTTTCTTGATTGTCTGACTTTGCTGTCGAATAGCGGCGGCCTGCATTCTGTACCCTTCCTGAATCAGCATTGCCCCCTTGTAGGTTTCCGATTGCTCGTTATCTTGCTGCTGCAAGAAGATGCGTATCTTGTCCCCGCGCCGGTACTCTTTCGTACCCTGATACGCTTTCAGGTCATTGCGCGCCTGCTCAACCGCAATTTTTTGCGCTTTGATGCCTTGCGTATCAGGCTTGGCAGACCGCTGCATCTTGCCGAGCACCGATTCCGCGCTATTTAGACGTTCCGCAAGCTCTTTTTCCCGTTTTGTGACCTCCTCCGCAATTTTTGAGTAGTCCGCGCGGTTCGATTCGCTTACCAAATAGTCTATTTCACTGTCTGAAAGGGTGTATTTCCCCTTTGCGTGCTTGGAGAACTCCGTTCTTATGCCTTGTCGGCCTGTGGAAATGTTTTGCTGCGCGAGTTGCTCGGACAGTTCTATCTGTTTTTTCTCTATCTCCTTAGCTTTTGCAATAGCCGCGCGGCGGGCCTCAACGCTTTTGCTCTTATCTTCCGCGATTAACATCTGTTTTTCGCGCTCCACGTCCAAACGACTGTATTCCGTATCGGAAAAAAGCTTCTTTGTTGCAAGCTCATCAAGCATTTCAGATAGCTTTTTGCCCTCCCTGAACGATTCCCGAAGACCATCTAAGAGGTTGGAGAAGTCCAACGACGCAAGCGACACCTTCAAGGTGTCCATCGAAGCCCTTGCACCCGAAATAGAGGCGGCCATCTTATCCGCCGATGACTGCGTAAGGTTCAAACCATCGTAAAAGGCCTTTCCCCCCGTTGTTGCCACACCAACCACAGCACCCCAGCCGACTATCTTTGAAGCGTTAAGCCCCAAAGATTGAGTAAAAGACCGCACAGAGCCACTGGCCTTTTCGCCTTGCTCTTGAAAGCCCTTTACCTCCGTCTTGGAGTTCTGTATACTTCTGTCGAATTGGTTGCTGTCAAGCAGTAACCGCGCTACTAAGTCCATTTATTTCCTCCGATATTTTTTCAGATTGCGCCATCAGCTCTTCGTATGTCATTCCGACACCCTCCGCGTCCTCCGGTTCCTCCGCCTGATCCCACGGGCGCGGAAATACCGCGTTCGCCGAGACGGCTGCACCGAGAATTTGAAGCACGCAAGCCGTATTGTTTCGTACTGCTTCCTGCACGCTTCGCCCTTGGTACTCGATGCCGTCTAACGCCGTTCTGACCTCCCACATCTGCATCCTGTCAAGCACGTAATCAGGTGGCAGACCGCCCCAAAAGACAAGATGATGGTACACCTCCGAGTAGGTCAGTTTTTTTTTTCGGCGTCCACGCCAGTGTCGGCTATCAAGGCCGCCTGCTTGGCCGATTCGGAGCCAAACCATTTCCGCCACTCCACCAAAGCGGCGGGGTTTTCATCGATAAGATTAACGACGTCTTCAAACGATATAGACGGTTCAGAGGGAAGCAACGTTGCAAACATCATCGTCACCTCGTCCGTAACCGTACCGCCTTGAAACACCTTTCCTGTTATGCTCTCAAACAGCATAAACGCGCGAATGGAGTACCGCGCCGCTACCTCTTTTCCTTGTATGTGTACCTTCATTGCTTTATATCAGTGTTTATATATAGCGTTTACGCGTCCGCACAGACGGAAAAAGCCCCTCTACCGCGTGGGCAAAGGGGCTTTGCTGATATTCTCTTTCTCCGCCTTACTTGCGCTTCTTCAACGGGCTTGTACCCTTGAATTTAGCGTTGTAGGTGGCCTTGCTTCCGTTGTCAGCCGTCAGCTCGATGCTTTCGATGATTGCCTTGCCGAAGTACCCACCCGTTGCACCAAGTGCCCATGCGGCATTTGTTCCTCCCAAACCGTCGTTATTCGGGTTTGAGATAGTGCCAATGGCAATCGTTATAACCGTTCCGGCAAGGTGCAGCTCCATCAGCTCCTCATATGCGGCAAGGTCGCTCATTAGATTTGTCGTGCTGGCGTCCCACTCTTGACCTACCATCTCTTGCACGCCTGTTATAGGCGTATCCTTGTCGCTTGTCTCCTCCAGTTTCAGCCGAGAGCTGATACTACACGAGGTAGCGCACGCGAAAGCCTTTGCGGACGCTTTCCCATCGTCTCCGGTCTTAAAGAGCATTACGTTGCGCCCTTTTAATCTTACGTCACTCATCCTATTTCGTATTTTATTGACATCCCTTGGAGCCAAGCGGCGTCTTCTTTCCCCTCGTCCGCGTCGGCCAGCTCGAAATCGGCAATTTCAATGCCGGCAAAGGTTCCGCACCTACATAGTGCTTTGCGCACTTGCTCCGCTATTTCTATACTCTTTTCGTATGTCGGCGCAACTATGACAACTGTAACGGAAACAATATCCGCGCTGCCGTCCTTGTCGCCGTCTTGTGTCACGCTATCCCTCTGATAGACGATTAGCGGCATATCAGTACCCAAAGCAGCCTCTACGGGAAAGACGCGGCCACCGGCCACGTTCTTTAGCATTTCTTTTATTGCCAAACCGATTGATATTCCGCTCATTTCTTTGCTATTTTGGTGATCGCCTTACGCATTTCCTCGTCCATATTGTCGAATATCTTGCGCTCCGTTTGCTCTTGCGCACGTCTGAAGTAATAGCCCGCGGTAATCTTTCCGCGCGCGCCGCCTTTGCCCGTGCGTGTCTTGTACCAGCTCCGCTTTCCACCATACCCCGTAACCTTATGCCCCCTTGTCTTTCGATCCTTTGTGCCCAGCTCGAAGAACTTAGCACGGAAATCAGACATGATATGCACCTTGACAGAGGGAGTATCCCCTTTGATTACTTTGACAGACGCGATTCTGTACTTCTTCTTTACCTCTTTGCTTTTTTTTGTCCTGTAGGTTTCCGTACGACTGCCAAGTCGCCCGCTACCGGTATTGCTCTTTGTGACAAGATGCTTGAAGTTCTCTTCCGTCTGTTTCTGCAATATGCGGGCAGAAGAACGTAGCGCGTTTATTTGCGCTTTCTTGCGCTCTTTACCCGATAGACGCTCAAACATAGCATCTACCTCCGACGTGTTTATATCAAAAGAAACGTCACTCATTGACGCGCGAGGCCTTTACGATTAACTTGCGTTTGCGCCTGTTGAGGTCTACGTCCTCTATTCGATACCGCTCCCCGCCGTACTCGATCCGTTGTTCGCGCGAGACCTTTTGCCACATGTGAAATTCAAAGGATAACACCCCGGATAGAAACTCTTCGCGTGCGGAGACGCCCGCCGCGCCCGTCAGGTTTACGACATTTGCGCGGGTCTCCCTTTCAGGCTCCCACGTGTCAGAGAAGCCGCCGAAGCCGCTTTCCGTCTTGACGCGTCGCAATATCTTCACCTTCTCGGTCAGTAGCCCCGCCTGCATTATCCCTCGTAATTTCTTATTAACCGGCAGAGGGCCGCCACGCCACGGGGAAGTGCGTTTGTTGAAGTACCAATTACCGCATCTTCCCTGTTAGCGTAGTAGTCCCCGATGACTAACAACATCGCTTGCTTGGCTATTTCCGCCTCTCCCACCCCAATATCGGAGATTTTACCGCATATCTCGGACTCTACGACCGCCTTTGACAGTACGATAAGCCTCTCGATATACGCGTCCTCGTCCGTATATGAAGCATCTATGCGGAGATGCGTTTTAGCCTCTTCAAGCGTTATCATTGACATGCTTATGCGCCCATCTTGATTGATGCAACAACCGCCGATTCATCGCGGCGGAAACCGAAGTCCCAGAAGCTATTGATGATGAAACGCACGACCCCTTCGTCCGCTTTCGTGATATTGTCCACGGTGAAGTTCAACGCACCCCACTGGCAAAGAAGGAAGTCCTGCCAATTGGCGAACACAAGACCTTCTTCCGACGTGTTGAGCGCGGACGCTACACCCGTGGAAGTAAGCACGTCATACCCTTTCATCTTACCGTCCTCGCAGAGGAAACCGTACGAACTGCCCGGGATGATTTGCGTCTTCCCCAGAATAGCCTCCCCTTCCGGATTCGTGATAAAAGAGAGGTTCCCCTTCAGGGCGTTCTTCTTCTTCACAGCGGCGATAATGTCCACAATTCGATTGTGGGAAGCCGCACCCTTGTTGGAGACGGTGCCGTGGAAGATTCCCGCGGGGGCGTCTCCCTTTGCACCGGAACCAAGTGCCGTACTCTCCAGCTTCGCCTGAATCGAAGCGAGCAAGTCGCGTCGCAACATTTGTTCCGCTCCCACGCTGTCCTGCATCAAGAACTGCATAGACAGTTCAAGCTTCGTTGTCAATCTCTTTGGTTGGAACTTCTTAGAGCCGAACGTACCCGCGCCGTCATCGGCGGCGGCCTTTTCGCCCTTCCAGTTGGACGTGCTTCCCGTGTATGTTGGCACCTCAACGTCACCGACAAGCCCGGTCAGAACGTTTGCCCCTGCCTGTGCAAGCACAAGGTTCTGACGAAGCGGATCGAGAATGGTCTGTTTGTCCACCTGCACACCTGCACCTCCGCTACCTTCACCCGCACCCGCCTGAATCGTAGCGCGTGATTCGACGGGAATGTTGAAGCCACCATCTGCGGCCACGCTCGCGCGCCGCATCTCGGCAGACCCCTGTTCGAAGAACGCGCGTGTTTCGTCAGACATATTGCCTGTAGCAGCCTCGCGAAATGCGCGCAACAATGGCGTTTCTGGTGCTGTAATAACACGCGCCGAACGCTTGCGCTCTTCGTCCCGTTTCCGCTCCTCCATCTCGTCAAGCTGCGCGTCAATAAGCGCGTTCGCGCTTCTCAGCTCTTCAAGCTCCGCGACCTCTTCCTGTGAAAGAGACCTCTTTTCCTCTTTCGCCTTTGCGATGATGGCGGCGCGTTTCGCAACGTTTGCGGCTCTCTCTTCAAGAAGTTCCGCCTTTGTTTTCTTTTCCTCCATAATTACTTGTGCTTAGTATTGTTGTTCAACTTCTCTGTAATAAGCCCCCATATCAATAGGGGTTTCGTGTCCGCACTTTTTTCGCGCCTCTTCGAGAGACCGCAGGGCGACGGTTGTATCCGGATATGCTGGGTTGTAGACGGGCGAAACGTCGTAAAGGCGTTTAATCTTTTCGATGGAGCGAAGATATTCGCCGTTCTCCAAGTCCTCCCATGTTTCCTTTTCAACCACGAAGCAAAAGCTCGACCCCGCAATATCCCCTCTGCTGATACCTTCAATGACTTCATCCCCAAGTGCCGTGTTTGGGGCCGTGAAGTTATATTTCAGACCTTTTTCATCGATGGTCAGAGTTAGCGACCCTTTACCCTTGTTGCTGCGGGCCAAGATTCCGCGCGACATGTTGTGGTCAAGCGGACACATAACGTCGCTTTCCTCGATAACCCCGTCGAAAGCTCCCGGAAGTATCTTCTCCCTAAATCCGAGGTCGGCACTTTCAACGTTAAATAGGGCGGCGTAGCCCTCTACCCCTCTTTTGTCTTCACCGGCCGCGGCTCTAAGCTCCGACCGATAGTATCTTTTCTCTTTATCCATACTTATTTAGTTTGCGTTTCTTCCGTTGTAACACCTACACGCGCCGCCGTGGAGAGCTTCTGCATATTGACCTGTATATAGGCATCATCTCCGCCCTCTATAGGCGGCATGGAGAACTTTTCGCGCACCTCGTTAGGCGTCATAGCCCCGATTACACCCAACGTCCTGTACAGATTTGCCTGAGAGGTATTATCGCTCCTTATGATAGCAGATGTATCGAAACCGATTACACGTTTACGCCGCATTTTTGGCGGGTAAATCTTTCGCCTAAGTTCAAGCTCAATGTTCGACAGATGCGCGCTAAGCGTGTGTGTCAAAAACTCAATGCTTACCGCCTCAACCGTGCTATAGCTTGATTTCGATAGGTCATGCACCATAACCGGGCTAATATCGAAGAAGCGGCATATCTCCGGAACGCTAAACTGCCGTGTTTCTATAAGCTGCGCGTCTACGGGGTTGATGGCGATAGATTGATACTTGATGCTGCTCTCCAAAACGACGATACCCGTCTTTTTACCGTTTATCGTGTTGAAGTTTTTTAGCCACTCTCTCCTGATCTGGTCACGCTGACCGTCATTCAGACGCCCCTCGGAAGTAGAAAGCAGCCCAAACGAAGCCCCCCCGGCATCGAAGAATTTGGTGGCGTACTCTTCTGACGAATCAGCTAAGCCGAGCGTACGCCGCGCATGTTCCAATGTGGACACACCCCGTATTCCGTCGTAGCTAAAGTTCATGATATGAACCATATCCGAGGGGTCTATGATTTTGTTTGTTTCAATATCCCAATACTGGCATATCTGCCGGCCATATTCGCCGTTGACTTCCGTCTCAACCATAATAGCATCGTACGGGCGAAACACCATCGATGTGGCCACACCGGAGGTGTCACGCTCCAGCACCGCGAAGCCGTCCCCTTTCAAAAGCGCGCTCACAATGAGCGCGCGCATAAGGTTGAACCGCGTCATGTGTGGCGACGGTTCGAAGCAAAGCATCTCGAAAGCCGAATCACTATATGCTATGCGCTTTCGCATATCACTGCAGACCTCGTAGGGGTATAGCGGCAATCGCGCTATTGATTTGCTTATCTTATCGACACACGCGTACACCGTCGCCAGACGCATGGCTTTTGAGTCTGATACGTACCCGTTGGGAGTATACCCTAACGCGGATAATATAGCTTCGCCATCCGTGCCGCTATTTTTACTTCTTTTGTTCTTCCTGAATAAGCCCATTCTATCAGCTGTTTATATATAGCGTTTGCGTGTCCGCACTATGGCGGAACACCCGAAAAAAGAATAAGCCTAATCATAAGTGGCGTTCTCCTCCCGCTGCGGTACCCGCCGTACGATACCCATATTCAACCATGAAACGGCGCGCCCCAACGTTCTAACCATCGCGGGCAAAATACACGTCGCGTAGAAATCACGCGGGCGCAGCCTGTAGTCTATTCTGACTATTTCCTGCTCGCAAATATCGCCCTCGTCTAAGCCATCAGACGCCCAGAACCATGTTGCGGCCGAAATCGATTCGCCCTTTCTGTACGATGCTTTGATGGCGTTGCGCCCGCGCCCGTACGGCAGCGCAGACGGGTGAAATATCAGAGTGCCATACCGCGGGGTACTTGCGCTACACCTGTCTATTTTGGTTTGCAACAACGGCGCAATAGCCACGTCGCTGCCTTCTATTTCACCTACTACAGTATGCCCAAGCTTCGTCAGTAGGTCATGGCAGGCGTCATACGCTATACCCCGTTCACCTATAATCGCTATCCTCATTCCCCTACGTATTTGAAGCCCTGTACGGCCCTGAAATGCCCGCCGTAACCCGCGCCGCACCGGCCGGCGGGGTTTTTCTCGTGGGAGCGGCGTATGGACTCGATAGATCGCGCTTTGTTGCCGCCATGCAGGGCCGCGGAGCGCTGCTCCCATTTGGGCGACTTACGTAGCGCCCGGCATAGCTGCGGGTGCGAGGTGTGGAAAAAGGTGCCGAGCTGTTTGCCGCAGCGCCCGCGCCCTTGCAGGTGGTACTCGCATATCTCGTTGAGGAACTTTGTACCTACCCCGATTCCCTGCCACTCGGGCATTACGACGAGTCGTGTCGCTCTGTACGCGTTGGCGGTAAACATCGGCGAGACAGCGAGATGACAAACCGGCTCCCCGTCAACGAAACCCACGAAAAACTCGGCCGCTACGGGGTGAGGCAGATCTAAATAGTAATGCGGCTTAAAATACCTGAACGCAGATCCGCTGCATTTATATACCTCAAGAGAGAGTCTTGGGCGGGGCCGAAGGCAGTCGCGGCCATAAAACCGCGCCTCCGTCGTATCATATACCCAATCGGGCTGCAGCCACTCTATTATATCGTAGTGACAGGACAAAAGGACGATTTGCCCCTTTCCGCGCCGCCACGATTTGGCGAACGCCTCGGCCCCGACCTTGGCGATTTGGCGGTCTATGACTGAGGTGAACTCGTCCACGACGGCCCGCTCCGGCCGCTCTACGCAGAGGCGGGCAAGGCCCGCGCGGAATTGTTCCCCGTTGGATAGCACGTGGAACGGACGTAGCCACGCCGGAACGTCGCCAAGCCCCACAGCCGAAAGCGCGGCGGTCACGTCATCAAGCGTCCCCGTTGGCGAAATACAATCGACTATCGGCGCGTCATCTCGCCAGCCGCCGTACAAGTCGTGAATGGGCGTTTCGGGAAATATCCGACCTCCGATAGACGTCTTCCCGCTGCCGCTTCTCCCGACAATTAAGCCTATTTTCCACTCCATACCCTCAATAGGTATGTTCGCTGTGTGCTCCCAAACATGGCCGTGCTCAGGGTTGAATAGCGACCGTACTTTGTTTGCGCGAAAGCTGTCGTATTTCTCGCACTCATGCCTTATATCTATCCTCATACCGATACTATTTTAAGATTATTATAACCCAGCTCCTTTAGCCGCTCAAACGTTTCTTTTTGCTCTTTTTCCGTTTGAACAACAACTACCACGGCGTGCTGCTCCCTATATGTATATTTTCCCATTTTATTTTTCATTATTAGTTAATAATATCGCACAACACACATACACCACCGGCGGAGAACGCCCAACGGAATACGTGTGTTTGTTATTATTTTCTACCTTTGTCATACCACTCGATTAAAAAGAAAAAGGGTTAGCGTGACGGGGGTATAAGCCCCCGGCCATGCGCTAACCCGCATCTTGCGTTAGTATCGAGTGGTATCCTACTAACGGCTGGGGGCTTTCTTTTACCCCCCCTTATCTATAGGCTTTTTTGCGTCCGCACCTATATTCCGAGTGAACGGTACGGATTCGCAAGGCAAATACCCAAAGCTTCAAGTATCGCAATTACCCCGTCTATTTTTTTGTCAGGGTTACTCTTATCCGGCTTCTCGTTGCCGTTGCTGTCGCGGCGTATCTCTACGTTCGACAAGCAAAAGCGCGTTATAGGGTTATTGTGCAATACGACCCGACCGGAAAGGAATAACCGTTCCAGTTCCTTTGTTGGCCTGTTGAAATTGCCGATATTTTGGCCGTATGGCTCCATTGGGATACCGGCGTCGGTGGCGGATATGACGAATTGAGTAGCATTCCAACTATCGTAGCCCACAGCCTTTAGCCAGCCCGCTTTGTCTTTTTTTCGCAGCTCTTGAAGTATATACTCATAGTCCGTAACGTTCCCCGGCGTCACTGTCAGATAGCCCTGCCGCTCCCATTCCTTGTACTTTTCCTTTAGCTTCTTTGTCGCAAGGGCTTCGCGCGGTACGAAGTAGTCTACCCATATGTGCAGATAACCATCGCGGGGCATGACGACAGCGAGCGCAGTAAGGTCGCTTGTCGAAGATAGGTCTATGCCACCATAGCAAACGTCCTGATTCAGCACAACGACGTCCTCGAACTTTTTATCGCTTGTGCTGTCTACGATATTTTGGTACGGTATCCATGTCTTGGACGTATCGCACCAAATGTTGAATGTTTTGGTTTTAATTCCAATCTCGGCGGAGGGGTCTATGACGGCCTTTTGTACCTGACTGTGCAGGAACGCTTCTTTTACTGTTATGCCGAGATTGGGGTTGCATTTAACCCAGTTAGCAGGGTCTTTCCACCCGTCCCCAGATATATCTTCATCATCCAAGCAATATATAAGGGCGAAAAGGCTGTCATCAATGGCAAGATTATTTAACACGTCAAGGCATGTACTTCGATAGTCGAAACATACGGCCATCTTGTCAAACCCCGCGGTGGTTATTATTACCTCGAGGGGGTTCTCGCGCGACGCTTGCGATGACCGAAGAACGTCGCGAAGGGCATTGTCGCGGGCGGCGTGGTATTCATCAAGCAGGTACATAGAAGCGTCGTACCCGTCGAGCGTGGCGGCCTCAGCGGCAAAGACTTTCATCTTACTGTCCATGCTTTCGAATATGATACTATCTCTGAATGTTTCGATATACTTTTTCTTCTTGCCGTTCAACGCCCGCGCGAACTTAGACGCAAACTCAAAGCTAATCTTTGCCTGCTCTTTTGAGTTTGCGGCCAAATCAACCTCCGCCCCGGCCTCCCCGTCAGCAATCAGATGGTAAAGGCATAGGCCGCCGGCAAACGCCGTCTTTCCGTTCTTCCTCGCAACCTCTATGTAAACATTTCTTGTTACCCGCCCGCCGTTTCTCCAATAGAACCCGTATATACAGGCGATTGCAAATTGTTGCCACGGCTCTAAGTTGAAGGGCTTTCCCGCGTGACGGCCCTTGAAGTGTTTGAGAATAGAAAAGAACTCAATAACCGCGTCAGCTTCTTCTTCCCGAAACTCCATATCATCACGAAGTAGAAACGTCTCAAAGCGAGAGACGGCAAGCTTCACCAACTTGCCGACTCTCACCTTTCCCGTATTTACGTCATCAACATACTGATAATACGCCTTCACGTTTCGCCTACTTCCGCTGTCTGCCCTTTACAAATTTCTCAAAAGCCGTTTCCTCTTCCTCCGGTTGTACCGACTTGATATTGTTGCGGCTCTTTACCGTCAAACCAAATTCCGTCATCACTTTCATTGCCTGTATCTGCGCGTCTGTGGCGACTTTGATAAGAGGGTGCTTAACCGCCCCGTGCAAACCCTCAACGACCAGCCCGTCACGCGCAATCTTTTCGCTCGCACGGAGAAACGTATCGTAGTTGATAGCGAGCATATGCAACGCGCCAAGGTCGATCTTCTCCGAGGCCGCCTTGTCGTTTAGCGACTTTATAACCTCCTTGATGTACTTCTTCGCGTCATCGTGTAGATACTCCGGTGGTGTGTATTTTATCTTCATAGCTCATATTTCTATCAAAATGTCAGAAAATTGAAACTTTCAAAAGTGCCGTGCGTGGAAAAACAACTGGGTGGGGGTTTCAGGCACCCCCTGCCCCAAAAAAACACCCCCCCCCCCCCCCCC